TATTCTGACGTTGTCAGTTCCGTCATAACCTACAACGAAATCTACATCAGAAGTCGAGGTTTTTACTGTAAATTCACTAAATTTTTTATTTGCCATTTTTTTATTTTTATTCTATTGTTATAAATTCGTTGTTTTCCGTTTGTAAGTAATCCCCATTTTCAGCTAATATTTCAAAAGCTGTTGTAGGGTCTATAAAATCCCTATAAACAATACCCCATCCAATAGTGTTGTCTATTGCACCATTTCCCCAGTATGTAGTATCGTATATTTTTCCAAATGCCATTTATTTGTCTTTATAAGTTTGGTAGCATATTGCTACTGATTGTTCTCTATTGTATTCCTTTGTCATTTGTGCCACACACCGAATCATAAAATCTTTTTGCTTCTCGTTCGCTTTTGGTTTCGGTATCGGCATCTATGTACTTTTTTAGTTTTGTTATGTTTGTTTCTTTTACTTTATATTTCATAAAACCCAGCCTTTAAAATTTGTGCTTCCTGTGTCTGGGTCAATATCTTCGTTTGTGTTGCTATTATATTCTGGAAACAAGTTGTCGTTAAAACTAAGGTAATCTACTAATCTTGTAGAGTAATAGTTAGCGTATTCTCTAGCTTTACTAACTAAGTAATCTACTTCGTTCTTATCTACGTTCTGTGCTGTTTCGCTACTATGCTTAAATACACCTCCGTTTTTTATTTGATAAGCCGCGAATGGGATATAATTCATCTGCGCGAACCAAATTAAACAGGGTTGAATATATGAATTCGTTAGAGTTAAATAATTACCAGATAACCCAGCACCGCCACCAGCACCAGAAGCTATATCTGCACCTATCTTATTGTAAAGGTCAGTTCCTAACAAATTCTGGATGTCGATTTGTTGGGCGACCTTAATAAATTGTATAAACTTATCCGTATCTACATTGCCATCAATAATAGAGTTTTTTACTAGGTCTGTTCGTGATATAAATAATGCTGTTGCCATACTAATTCTTAAATCCTATTTTATTCCAATACTCAGCAGTATAACCTTTATACTTCATATCCTTTGGAGCTACTGGCACTTTCTGTGCGTTTGCCTCTGGCTTAAAACCCCTAGACCTTGCCTCTGTTGTGCTTATAGCTTCTCCTAAGCCTTTCCCACCTTCTTTACGTACGTAGGTCTTTCTAAACCATTTATGTGAGCATCTAGCTCCTCCTTTGTACAACCATATAGAATATGTATCACTACCACCTTTACCAAAACCAGCATTGACTGCTTTGTTTTCCATAGCTACTATGTCCTCTTTACGATATACCTTTTTAGCACTTACCATTTTAGAACAGAATTGTCTTGATGTAGCTTTTGTTCTAGCTGGGTTATACATATACCTTACTAAAAACTCTTTACCTTCTTCTTGTTTGCTTGTGCCATCTTGCTCACTTTCTCCGTAAGGTTTTGCACTTCCTGTACTTACAAACTCCCATATTTTAGCAAGTGTGCTTTTATCTTTAGGTTTGTTGAGGTCTGTTATAACCTCGTCTAATCCATCTTCTTGCTCATAATCAACCTCACGCTCGTCTATTACGTTAAAGTTTTTTAAAAGCTCTGATTCGTCCTCTCCTAAGTCAATTAAGGCATCTGCTATTGTGCTTCCTATTTCGTCTGGTAATTCCTTACCTAGCTTTACACCAGTTTCTTCCTCTTTTGTTTCTTCGTCCTCTACGTTTTCAAGGTCTGTAAACTCTAGTGGTTGTAAGGTCTTAAAGTATAGTTTTAAGGCAATATTATTGTAAGCTAGTATAGAATCAAAGGCATCTATTAAAAGGTGCTGAAATGGTCTAATAACTGTGTTATCCATAAGGATAGATGCGGTCTGCAACTCGTCTGCGTTGTTTCCTAATCCTGTACTATCTTTTATCCCTAATAACATAGGCGATACAATTCTATGAGCCACCATTATCTTTTTACCACTCTCGTCTGATAAGAATTGATATTGGTTATGTGCATCGCTTAATTGTATCGGCTCTATTGTAGCTTGGCTCTCTGCGTTATCATTAAATGCAAGTATAAACTTACCAGCATTAGAACTTCCAGAAAACTTAGAGTAGATACGATTCTCTAACATTTGACGTTCCTCTGCGTTTGGAGTTCCGTTATTAAAGTTAATAAGCATTGATGGTGCAAGACCATTAAGAATGTTGTTTAAGTGGTAGTTAGATATTTCTTCTTCTAACTCTGCGTATTGTAAACCACCTTGATAGTCTGGACTACTATAATATTTGTACCCAGCTCTGTAAGGCTTAACATAGATAATCTCAATGTTTTCTTTAGAGAAACCAAAAGCTGGTATTCTTTGTAGTTCTGTTCTTTGCTTTACCTTAGACCAATCGTCTGAATAAAAATACCCAGCTATTTCGCCTTTGTCGTTACACTTTTCAGCTCTTAAATTCTCTACTGGAATATGCTCAACTCTTGCAATAGTTTTTCTGTCCTTTGAGTAAATTACTTGCATAGCACATTGACCCATAAGTTTAAGGTCATAGCATAGCTTTCTAACGCAGTCCTTGTGGAACAGAGTAATCATCTTAGCGTATGCTTCTGGCTTTTTATTAGAATCTAAAGCATCTAATCCTTTTCCGTAAATCATTTGACTAACACCATTAATAATAGCGTTGTTTGTAGGACTTCCGTTATAGCGGTCTATTAAGTAACCAAAGTAATTATTATCACTACCATAAGCCACCCATTGCTTGTTAGACTTCTCTACAATCTCTGGACTTGTATAGGTGCTTAAATTAACTATTCTTAAATCGTTCATAAAATAATATAATCGTTATCAAAGCTATTCTCTGTGGTGTATTCTCCATCATTTACAGAATAGTAATCGTTGTTTGTTTGGTTTACTGTTTGGTCTGTACAAAACACTCTGTCTTTATATATAACCGCAGTACCATTTTTTATGTCAAGCGTATAAAAATCGCCTTCTGTTAATGTTCCGAAAACTCCAGCAAATGACATATAGTTGCCGTCTGTTGAGGCAGTAGGTGTTTTATTTATTATTGTACCTGTGCTTTCACTTGTAAGATTTACAGTTATTGCACCATTAATAAATTGTCTAGGAATTACCTTAAAAGTCTTATTCCCATTTGTTCCTATTAACTTCATACTAATATATAAACAAATATAAATTATTTTGCATAAAAAAAGCCTCTCGCAAAGGAAAGGCTAATTCTATTTATGTCGTCAACCAAAACAGACATAGGACAAATATACAAAAATATATTTAAACCTACGCTGGTGTGATTGGAGTTGCACTAGCTACATCTGGAGCAGTTGCGAAAAACGGAGGGTCTACCTCTGTAGCAACAGCTGTTAATGTAAATCCTTGTAAATCTCCAGCAGCTGCACCAGTAACGATAGTACCGCCAGTAATTTCAGCTCCGTTCGCTTTACCTATTAGTAAAAATTTAGTTACTCCAGCACCATTAGGATATAGTTCAGCTACATAGTGAGCTCTACCTCTATTTAGAAGTTTTATCTCTTCTTGAGTTGCTACATCTAAAACTTGAAAAGTAATATTTAGTGTACTTTCATAGAATGTAGTTCCGTTTTCTCTAGAACTTGTTACTGTTGTTTCTAAAGATGTTTGCCCTCCTTTTATTTCAAACTTAAAAAAGTCAGAACTAGAAAGAGCTCCTAAATCAACAGTACCACCAGAAGGAGTTGCATTTGCAACCTCTGTTCCAAAGTCTAAGATGTAAATATTTTTAATTCCAGCAAAGGCGGTCTTACATCCTACCCCTCTACCTTTTGTTATTGCACAAGCCATATTTTATGATTTAATAAAAAAGGGTAGGCAGTTTTTGCCCACCCCTTTTACGTTAGTTAATTGTTGTTATTAATCGTAAAGTACTACGTCAGCACCTACTCCGATTTGTACACCAGCAGTATATCGCATAACGATACGTACGTTCTGGCTTCCATCGTTCTCTGCCATATCAATAACTCTTACTTCGTTTCTGTCATCTAGTAGACCAGTTCCAAAGAATAAGTTAGAGCTTCTTGCAGCCATTGCACAGTTATCTCTTAAACCACTTGTTGGGTATAAATTAACGCCATCAAAAGATGTTGACCCACCTTGATACCACATATGTGATTGTGCATCTACACCACTATTAGTAGCAGCGAATCCACCTAAAGCTCTTACATAAGCCTTAAACATATTTTGTGATACATATATTTTCAAATCCTCAGCTCCGTAAACTCCACTTGGAATAGCATCAACTATTTTTCCAAGCTCAGCAACAACATTTGAAGAAGTTACAGTAGTTCCTGTTACATCATTTACTGTTCCATCAGCTAAAGCTAAAGCTCTGAATCCATCAAAGTTGTCAGCACCACTAGCACCATCCCAAATTGAAGTTTCTGTTCCAGATGCAACCTCAGCAGCCACACGAGCAATAACGAAATCACTAAATAGTGGAGGTAAGTTGTCAAAAGCAGAATATCCCATTTGAGCAGCTTCCCAGTCAGAATGTAGAGTTTTCTTACAGATGTCAAGGTTTACTTGTAACTCTTTTGGAGTAAGTACCTTTTCAGTTAAAGCCAAACTTGAAGTAGTTGTATCAAAATCACAACTAGCTCCTTTAATTAAGTTTGAGAAAGCCCCTACCTTCATAGCAGCCTTGTATTTGATGTTAGGTAATACTGTAATAGCAGCATCATCGATTGTTTTCGCAGCTAATAAACTTGCAGCTAGATATTTTCCAGCAAATTCTCCAGCATACGAACTTGTAATTGTTACACTCATTTTATTTTATTTTTAGTTATTAATATTAATTATTCTTTGCATTACTCTATCAGCTACGGATGGCTTTCTGTTTTTGCCAAATTGATAGCCTTGATTGTTTTTTGTTTCAGCTTCTGGGTTTGCAACGATTGGCTCAGCAGATGGTTGATTAAGTTCTTGTTGTACTTCTTCTGGTACTTCGCTTAACTTCTCGTGTTTAGCAAGTTCCTCAGTCATAAGATTACCCATATCATCAGCGTTCATTTCTTCTTTAGGCTCTAACATAGCTTTGATTTCTTCAATCATTTCTTTAACCTCAGCTAGTTCTCTTTTTGTAGCATACATTTCTTCTTCTTCGTCTTTTGCTTCTACTTCTTCAATTTCTTCTTCTTCCTCAGCTTTAATCTCAGCAATAAGACCTTCTTCTGCTACTACTAAAATACGACCATCTTCCATTTCGTACTCTCCTACTGGTACAGCTATTTTATTTTTTTGGTTTTCTGTAACGATAAATATCTCTTTACCAGCTTCAAACGATTCTGCTTCTAATACAGTTCCGTTTTCTAACGTCTGTTGTTCTAGCTTAACTTCTTCGGATAAGCCTACAACTTCTTTGATTTTACTAATCATATCATTTGTATTCATATTAATATATAATGTTTAAAAATTAATTTTGCATTTTTACTCTGATGTTTTTCCTATTCCTTGCGCTCTAAGGCTACCATCACAACATTTTATCTTGTAAGTGTTATCTTCACATAGACATCCTCTGCGACCACCTTTAGGACTTGTTTTACTTGGTGTTATAAATCTTTTAATTCTTCTTAGCATATTACCTTACGCATTTTCCGTTTTTCTTTTTAAATCCCTTAGGACATTTGCCATACATATCTACGCTGTGCTGTTCACAAGGCATATACCAAGTCTTGCCCTCAAATTCGTGGATGTGGTATTTATCACATCCTATATTCTTAGCCATTTCTTCGGCTTTTTCTTGAGTTGCATACGCAAGTCGGTCATCTATAATAGCAAAGTCTTCATTAATTACCATAGAAGCTAAACTTAACTCTCCAAGTTCTTTTAGTTTACTCTCTGCCCAACGCTTACCAGCTAAACCACCCCATAGTAAATATGAAATAGTACCACACGCTTTTGTATCGCCTTCATCGTAATACTCCTCAGCTCTTGACAAATACGAATACATACGTTTTATAGTTTCTTTAGAGATTGGCTTTCCTTGTGCTAATTGTGTAGCACGAACTTTACCAACTTGTGTAGCACACTTATTATTAACTTTCTTGTTTAATTCTAAGCCTCTCTTAGCGTTGTTCTTTACACCACTAGGGTAATCTTTATAGCTTTCTAGAATCATCTTCTTACCACCCTTAACACGCTTGTCGTTTTTAATGATAGCCTTTACTTGACTTAGTAAATACTCAGCCTCTTCTTGTTCTATCTTAGCAAGTTCGTCTTTTATGCTTTCTTTAGGACGTTCCATTTTATCAGCAAAGTAACCTTCTATTGAAAAGCCTTTTACCTTACCTGTCTTTACAAACTCAGTCCAGATTTTATCATTGTTTACTTTTACAGCACCTACCCAAGTACCTAAAGGCAAATCCATACCATACTTTACACTCTTGTCGTGTACCTTGTCTTCTACAATCCAACTCTCTACTAAACTAAGTCCGTTTAATTCGTATTGGTGTTCTAAGGTTGAGTTGTTTTGTTTGCCTTGCATTAAGTACATTTGCGAGGCTTTTAA